TTAAAATGGACTGATCGAACTAATGCCGATTTGCAAACGATCAAGCGGTTCTCCAAAAATGCCGGCGTATGTGTCTGTGTACTGTGGCAAACTCGTACCATCATCACACACAACGCCGAGCCAGCCAGCCCGTTGTGTCGTCTGACTGCGGTAATACGCTTGCTGGTACGGCTCACCAGCAGGAGTAAGAAAGATGATCTGGACACCATCAATCGCTTCGCCAGCAATACCGGCACAGCCATTGACCGTATCATTGCGATCACCTTTGGTTACCCAAGGTAGCCAACCACTCTTGACTGTGTGAACACGATACTTAACACTACCATGATCAACGCGAATGTACAGCAGATCGTGTTGATGATTAGGCAGTCCAGCAAAACCGCTGTCACCAGAGCCAAAATTAGTGACCTCATCAAGCCAACCGCCGCCTAGTAAGTGCAATCCGTAACTAACGTTCACGTTACTAGCTACAGTTGCTTGCGCATGCTTGCTTTGTGCTACTGGTACGCTCGTAGATGCATTTACGATAGTTGTCCCATTAGCAAGGTCGGCCGCCAGCTTATCCTTCGTAATACCCCATCGAGCCAGATACCCATATGGGTCAGTGTGATCACCCCAAATATGCTGTGTTACCCACAAATGAGACTTGATGCCCGGAGTTCCAGCACCGCCAGCGTCTAAACTAGTCGGAATGCCATATTTAGCAGCCATATCACGTGCCAGCTCAATATAAACGGCATAATCCTTCTTGAAAGTTTCGGGATCACTAGTGTGGCTTAATTCAATTTGGACCGGGCTGTTAGCATTTGCCACTGTCCCAGCGCCCCACTGTACATAACCAGGTTCGCCAACTTGATAAACCTGACCGCCATCGCCTACAACAAATGCCGTGTAAGCAGCTTCAGCAGCAATATTGTTTTTGAAGTAAGCGGCATTTGCACGAGCACCAGATTCGGCACCAACATCATGTAGAATAATGTAAAGTCGATTAGCTACTTGCGATGAGCCTTCATTTGCACCTAAAGCAAACTCTTTGTTGATGGCGTAACTCATATTATTTCACCTCCGCGTTAGGCTTAACAATTTGATAAACGCCAATAGATGCAAGCCCTGACAGCATTCCTGCCATCGCATAAGCACCGATTAAGGGAAGATGGTCAAAAGCCATCGCCCAAACGCAGGCCAGTAAAATACCCGTTCCAATTGATAGAACGGGTAGCAGTTTTCCCTCTGCAGGTGTATATCGTTTGAAGATTTCGGTGAAACCAGTGGTGATAGGTGCGATGACAACCGCAATTGCTAGTACCTGAAGTAGTTCATTTTGCATGTCTTAGTTCCTCCAATTCTATTGTTAACTGTAAGTTTTTCTTTTTCAGTTCTTCGTTTTCTTCTCGGAGCCTATCGTTGTCTTTATTCACCCTGTCCAGCAAATCTATAGCCTCATCATGCTTGGTTTTGCGTCGACTCTCTCGAAGACTTAAATAGGCAACCAGTGCAGATATAATACCTGCGATATAAGGCGCGTATGCCATTAGGTATTTATCGATCATCTCTTGTATCGCTCCTTCGTGCCACGATCAGCACGAAGGCTGTTATGATCGCTTTGCTGATCCAATTTGAGTAAATTCCAGTTGAGATTGACGTCAGGAATTGCAGTATTGTCAAGAACGACATTAAAAAGCTGGTAGTTGTGAGCAACAGACGATTGGTCACTGCTAACTGTGTTTCCCATAGCACCCAACCCCCAATTCCGAGCCCATCAATGACAAACAAAAACCCCACAATGTCATCGTTTAACCAGTCAGAGTAATGTGGGGGCCAGATGAAATAATGGTCGTTAATGATGAGAAACAAGCCAATAGCAACCATGCCAATGGCGAGTGCTGTATGTGTCGGATGATCTCTGATTTTATTTAGCATGCTCCATCACCTCCTTAATCATCAGAGTTTTAAATCGAATAAATCGTATCAACTTGGTTCCAGGTCAAGGTCATGTTCAAACCATTGTTTAATGCGCCTGCACTGCTGCCTCCACTCATACCGATAATATTAGCCGTGGAAGACTGGACACCAGTGGAAGTCCGTGCCAAAACAGTTAACCAAACATTGTGCGAAGGGATTGCCCAGCTGGGGAGCTGTGCAATTTTTTTGCCTGTATCGACATAGGCCGCATTTTTTATGTTTGCAAATATTCGCACTCGTCCTCCGGCTATTTCTTCCACGTGGGCTGGCTCGACGCCGGCATCCGTACTGTTATCCTTCCATCCAGTCCCGGTATCAAGGGATAGATTTACATATCTCAAATCGCCAGACAGACTGTTAGTCGTCACATAGTCGACACCATTTGCGACAAATGTATCCCGCAGGCTATCGTCCTCCGTCGTCCACACGCCTAGTTTCAGACCTTGCTGGTGAGCATAACTGACATTTGCTTGGGTAACCGTGTTTGCGGCGCCCGTGTCAATCCCGGCATTTGGAGATAACTGCTTGATTTGGTTAACCAAATCATCAGAGTAGTTGTTGACCAAATAGCTCACATTGATCAACGGGAATCGTGATTTGATTGCCTGCAACGCCGAAAAATCAAACGAAATGACCACCATGTTTTTTTCCATGCCATAATTTTTAATGGCTTGGGCAAGCACATCATAATCACTCGAAGAATATGTTTTACCGCTAGGAACTTTAATCTCCATAAAGGGGGTCTTGTGAGTTGACCTACAGATAGATAGATATTCTTCAACTGACGGGATCACCTTGTCGCCGTCAGATACGAGGCCAATACCATTGCCAGTATCCATTCTGAGCTGCCGAATATTATCAAACGTGTAAGAATCGACTCTGCCGGTGCCGTTTGTCGTGCGATCCACAGTATCGTCATGCATAATTACCCAGCGGCCGTCACTTGTCGTCTGGACATCGGTCTCGATCCCCCAATGGCGAGTGACATTGCGGAACGCCGCCAGGGAGTTTTCGGGATATTGGGCATTGTTTCCCCGATGCGCTACAAAGTGCATCCCATCGCCGAGAACAAAATCATTGGCAGAATTTGTGTAATCTTTTGACTTCGACAAGTTAGCGTCAGAATAATTTTTTGCACTCGCTAAAGTGCTGGCATCTTTGGTATCCGTCTCGGCTTGAGTATAAAAATTGCCGGAATTGTAATTATCAATGATTGTCTGGATGTCTGTACCGAGCTTGTCAACTTTTTCCTGGAGTAACGCGATCGTGCCGTCAATGATTGTGATATAGTCGTGTGCTTGCTCTTGAGTAATATCAACGGCCATCTTGACGACAAAAGCAACGTCAAATGTCGATTCTGTCCCAGAAGAATCTGAGAAGCTGAAATAGGCTACTTTGATCTTGCCTGGAACAGCGCCAAGCGCATTTGGCACTTGATAAGTGAACTCACCATTTGCTGAATCTAAAACATTGAAGCCTGTGCTATCTGCGATTACGGCCTGTCCGTCAGCAGTGTTTGCTTTGAACATGGGAGCAAGGCCGTCAAGAGAAATAGGGGCACCATTATCCATCAGCACAGCGTCAATCACCACAGCACCAGTTTTGTCCCCCTGCCGTAAAAATACCGGCTCGGGTGCGATGGCGTTTTTAGTATCAAGTGTCACCTTATATGTCCTAATCGTCATTACTTGACAGTCCTTCCATCTTTTCTAAATCTTCATACGTTTTTCCAGTATCTACCAGCCGTTGGCCTTCATATCCTCGCCGCTTTCCTTTGAGTTCCCAGCCAAACGCTGAATCAGGACTGTCTGACGAAACGATGAAGTAGTCCTTACCACGTTCGGAAACCCAGAAATGCGCGTCACTGTATGCTGTCAAGAACACTTGATAAGGCTTATCCGTGTTAATCAAATCAAAAACGAGCGGATCAATGTCCACTCGCACCGTTTTATTATCTCCAGTTTTACTCTCACCGATGTCCCCAACATAGTTTTCTGCCAACTCATATGCAGGAGTGGCACGAAGGCCATCACGGGTAACCTGCACAGCGTTTTTAGATCCATTGTATACATTGAAGTTACCTAAAACGTCGACATGATCGCCATAAACATTGAGCTGATTGCCGGCACCATCATTTCCACTGATAATCACTTGAGACGGGTGTTGGATCCAAAATGCACCGCTTTGATTGCCGGCAAGAGTGTTCATCAGATGGCCGTATAAACAATATTGTGGATCTGCATAAGTAGCTTCTTTTGGAATCATAAATACCGACTTATAAGGGACCGTGCCGTCTGACGCGGTTTGCGATGGGTCGGATATACCGATCCCAATTGAATTGCCCTGATAGGTGTTAAGAGCAGTGCCGATTGTTTGCTTAGTGGTCAAATCATACGCTGCGCCGAGCACTCCAATATTATCTGATGGCGTGCTCAAAAATATATCACCATTTTCGAGCGTGATGATATAATTGCTGCTTGCCGTTTTGAAAGTGATTCCAGAAATCAGGTTGCCAAACAGTCGATCAGCAACCACACCATCAGCGGTGATCGCGCTCTTGAACGTTTGGCCTCCATCTGTTGATACACCAACGCCAGCACTGTTGAGAATCACAACCTTGTTTGAATCCGACTTGTCGACAGCGATGATCCCTTGATCCGTGAAGCTAAGTTGCGTACGTGCCGCTAGAAGGCTATTTGTAGCCAACTGCACCTGTGACGTGAGCCATTCATTAGGGACTGGGATCTTGCCAGCGGCCACGTTAGATAGCGTTGATTGTGATGTCTTCTGCTGTTCAGCAAACGACAGGCTACCACATTCAACTTCCGTTTTGGTTCGTGTGCCGCGAATATCATAATCACTGGTTACCTTGATGATCCGAACCTTGTCGCTAAAGTTAAGGCCCTCATCAATCACCGTGATATAGTCACCGGGGTTTGCCATCGCATATTTGTAGCCAACAGATTGCAAGTCAACAAGGTTTAGGGTGAGTGAGATGGCCCAACTCTTGTCGACTTTTTCTCTCACAGCGGCCAACAGGTTGTCAGCAATCGTGTAACGCTCATCAGCAACCGGAACGGCTTCAATTGCGCCAAACTTGGGATAGTAGTAATCATACAGCGGTGATTTATACTCAACTTCTAGCCGTGGGCTCGTGGTGTCGTCAGGATTGCTGTATGCACCGTAACCGCGCCCATACGTAGCAAAACTTGTGTTATCTGTCTGAATCTCCGCTGTATCAAGATTGAACTTTTTGCGAACGATGGTTGACAAATCAGAACCCATTGCTGGCACGACATGAACTACTTTGCCTTCAACAGAGAACTCAACGCTTGCTTGATCGATGATGTCATTGAACAGCGACAGACGGTCACTCATGCCCCAGTCTTGCTTCTCAAAAGCTGCAACCGAGGCCGTGTTGTCGTACGTATACCCAGTGCCCGCGAACAGAGCGTCAAGATAAGTCGCGAACGGGTGCGAACCATTCCAAGTTTCGTAGAACCCGGTCTTGCTCATCTTGTAGAAGAATGCCTGAACCGCGCTGAATGCCACCGTGTTGTCTTTGTCGTTCTTCGTGTATGTGACAACAACATAGTCCTCACCAAGAAAAGAGAGCGTCCAGCCTTTGGCAATATTTGCTTTAACTTCTTGGCCAAAATAGATTGTCCCGGATAATGATTTCTCGCCATTCACCGCATCGGTTTTCTCAATCTCACACTGGGCTTGATATTCATTATTCTCAACATCTATGAATGTAATCAATAATCACGCCTCCTATGCGTATAGATTTTGGAAACCAAGGATCTTGACGGATCCGGAAACATTGCAAGTGATTTTATTCGGTTTATCCGGTTGCAAAATAAAATAGGCCTTGTTCGTCTTGCTGACGATGCTCAGCCCATTCTGTGTGTAACTAAATCCATTCAGCAAAATTACATCGCCAGCGACAACAGCGTTGCTAGAAGTAAGTTCAGTATCATCGATCTTGAACGACAACGAAGATGCCGAACCGGTTGCAGTTAACTGAACAGTGAATCCTTGCTCGAGTTGATTGCATGGAACAGTCCCTCGGTATGGGACATTGCTGACAACATCAATATCATTAGGCGGTGTTTCACCATACGGCAGCTTCATCGTTTTGAACTCAGCTGTCATTTTGTACAGTAATGTACCGTTAACGTTACCAACCAGCTCCATCTCAGGCGCTTCGGTATAGACGAGGAACCGCTTGTGTGACGGATAGTCGCTCAGCTTGTCGTAGTAACCTCCAGACGTCTGGCCGGGCCGTTCCATGGCCACGTTGGGCGTTGTTTTAAGTTGAGTGATGTAATACCCGTCAGGATCAGAAAGCAGCGCATACAGCTTTTCACGAAGCGTTTCTTCTTCGTCCATGTCGTTAGCACGGTAGTAACCGGTAATATTGATCGTTTTATCGGTATGCCAGCCGCCAAAGTCGATGTTGCCGTTACGCTGATCGAGCTGCGTGCTGTTTCGAGTGACAGATGGTGCTGATTCCTCGAAATCAGTTATCAGCACCTTGTACTGACTCAGGTAGTATCGGCTACCATCAAGTTTTTCAACTAATAGATCCATATACTACCCTCCAATCGGCCGGAAGTAGCTGCCCACGGCTGCGTCATTGGCGTCAGCTTCCTTGACCATGCTGTTAATGCCGTTCTTATCAACGTTGTTTTGAACATAAATGTTTGGCGTGATTCGTTCACTTGCATCAATTGACTGCGTGACATCACCCGAGCTGAACTGCGTGCCAGCCATGGACAAGTTACTGATATTAGCTGACATGTTGTCAGAAAGATCGCTTGCCATGCTGGAAACCGTCTTTTGAACAGCTCCGAATGACTTTTGCAGGCCTTGATTCAAGCCACCCATGATGGCATTACCAGCAGGGATCAAAAGTTTAGCATCATAGCTAATTGGGCCCTTGTGTTGACGAATCCAAGAAGCAATACCACCAACAAAGTCTTGAACCTTACTCCATGCAGCCTTTAACCCACTGAAGAAGCTGTCCATGATAGCACGTCCAGCATCGAGCAAATTGAAGTGCATTAATGCATTAAATCCATTTTTTATACCATTGACGACATTTGAGACGATATTAGTAAACCCATTCCAAATGTTTCTGGCCCCATTGACAATGTTAGTAGCAGCGGTTATTACGGTTGACTTGATGTTGTTCCATGCTGACGAGAAAAACGAGGTGATGCCCTTCCATAAGCCCGAAAAGAACCCCGGTAAAGCATTCCAAATATTTTTAGCTGTGCTTACCGTTCCATTCCACAAACCGGATAGAAATGAAACGATGCTGTTCCAAATAGACTCAGCAGTAGAGACAATGCCGTTCCACAACCCGCTGAAGAATGATCCAAGGGCATTCCAGATTGCAGAAGCCCCGGAAACAATACCATTCCATACCGCTTCGATAACAGATGTGAATAGATTCCATGCTGTTTGGGCATACGTTGTAATCAAATTCCATACTCCAGAGAAGTATGTGACAAGTCCCGTCCAAATTTGGCTGGCTGCCGTAACAATGTTCGTCCAGATAAGCTGAAGATCCGCCCCCAGCTGTGTCCAACTACCAGTCAAAAAGTCCAAAACGATTAAAACTGGGCCCATAATTACAGACTTGAGAAGATTCCAAACGCCTTCCGCAACATTGACGATACCCGTCCAAATCGAAGTCAAGGCCGGGCCAAAAGTGTTCCAAATACCAGTTGCCACGGACACAATCCCTTGCCATAGTCCCGAGAAGAATGAGCTGATTCCGCCCCAAACGCTTGTCGCAATATTGACAATTCCACTCCATGTCCCAGAGAGAAACGATGTTAACCCATTCCATGCGCTTGTGGTGCCATTAACAATCCCACTCCATAGGTTGCTAAAAAATGTGGTGACGGCATTCCATCCATTTTGGACTCCCTTAGCAGCATTACTGAAGGTTTTAGTTATACCGCTCCAGAGACCGCTAAAGAACGATGCAAGCCCACTCCACATGCTCTTTAGGCCAGAAACAAACTCAGACCAGATCTTTTGGCCTGTTTTTGTTTTGGTGAAAAAATACACAAGGCCAGCAACCAATGCGGCAATTACCACGATTAGAGCAACAATAGGATTAGCCGCCATTACTCCCCAAATTGCTTTCATCCCCCCACCTATTGCTTTTGCAGCTCCAACAATCGACTTGAAACTAGTAATCATTTTCCCAATTCCACTTGTCAAGAGACCCACAACCACCAGAACAGCGGCAATAACAGGAGACCATGCAATTAGATTCTTCGTGAATGAAGCCAATGGAGACTTTGAATTTTGAAGCCACTGTGCAAAGTTGCCTAGGGCATTCGCAACAGCTTGAATTTGGGGTGCAATGCTTTGAATTGACGTTTTGATAAGAGCATCAAAATCATCTTTCATCTGATCTAGTGACTGACCAACGTTCTTCGTCATATTGCTAGAATTGTCGGTTAAAAACTTATTAGCAGATTTAGCGCTACTGCTTACCTTTCCTAGAGAATCGGAATATGCATCCCATCCAGACTTACCGCTTGATGTCTTCTTCTCCGTTTGGACCAGCAACGGTAACATTGCCTTGGCGCCTGCTGCTCCGTATAAGCTGGTTAATGCCGCAATCTTTTGAGATTGGCTCATGCCCTCGGTAGCTTTTGCGACCTCTTTAAGGATTGTGGGGAAAGATTTGAATTTCCCTTGTGAATCAGTGTATGTGATTCCCAAGTCGGTCATTTCTGACTTAGCCGTCTTTGTTGGCTTAGCCATTAAGGTCAGGGCGTGCGCTAAGTCTTGTGACCCTTGTGCGGCGCCAAGACCGGCATTGCTCATTAGTCCGATGGCTGTAGACGTGTCTTTGACGCCAATGCCTAATGTTGCGGCTGTTGATCCAACGTTGGCAAAAGCTTGGCCCATGTCTTCGACTTCTGCATTAGACATATTGGCATTTTTGGCAAGAATGGCAGAGTCTTTAGCTGCATTTGCAGCACCGCCTCCCCAAATATTCATTGCTTGCTGAACAGTGGTTGCCGTTCCTGACAAATCTGCTCCGGCAACAGCTGCGGCTTTTGCAATTGCTGGAAATTCTTTTTTCAAATCGCTAACGGAAGCGCCGTTACGTGCCATTTCAACCATGGCATTGCCAGCATCTTCGGCGCTGATAGGCAGGGTTTTCCCAAGTGATAGAGCCTCATCTTCAAGATCCTTCATGTCACCCTTTAAGGATTTGTTACTTGACCCGGCGATAACTGCTGCTTTGTTGATTGACTCTTGGAAAGTTCCGTAACTTTTGATTGCGCCAGCGGCCATTGCACCAACGGCTAGGCCAGCTATAGTTGAAGCTTTGCCAATACTAGTTAAGGCACTCCCAACACGCTGACCGGCACTTGATGCGGAATCAGTGCCAGCTTTTACGGCTGTCGAAAGCTTCCCCATTGCCGCTTGGAACGGTGCTATGTTTGCTGTGAATGTTGCGACTACGTTTGCCATTAGCTACCACCTCCAAATGCGGCATTGAGTTTCTTAATCATTTCGACATCAGGCTTTCTTTCTCGATTGCCGTTGCGTTTGAGTATCTTTTGCTCGGCTTTGTCAATGTTCTTGTAGCCAGCCTTGACTGACCGTTTAGGGTTCTTCGCGTTCTGAATATTGGCGATGTTGACAGCAAGTTCCATCAGGTCGCGCCGCATATCGACATCACGCAAAAAAGACCCTTCAAGCATTGAACGGGCCTCCCAAAAATATAATCGGAATGGCATATCAGGATCATAGATTCCGTGACGGGCAAAGTCGGTTAAGAGAGACTCTTCTTCATTGCGTCCAGGGTATCCTTGGTCGCTGCTTCTTGAATCTTCTCTTCGGCTGTCTTGTTCTTCTTGTCCGTCAATGCTTTCCCGTATTTTTCGGTCAAGTTCAGCCAGCGTTGCGCGGCGTGTTTGAAAAAACCGGATTTATGAAGCTCCTGCTCAACCGCTTCAAACAGCTCTTGAGATTTACCGTCTTCTTCTGCCTGGTCGAGCACGTCCATGATGTCGTCGTCTGTGTATGACTTTGGAAGCAACACGCGTAATGCTTTGAACAATGCCATATCGTCATCAGTCACGAATGCCAGCCAGATTGAGCTTGCGCCATCGTTAGCACCTTCAGCAGAGCTGTATAGCTTGTTTGCGCGGAACAAAGCGCGAAAATTGAACTTTGCTTCTACAGGTTGACCTTTTACTTGAATTTCTAACATGAATATCCTCCTAGATTATCGTCTCAGATCGGCCGTAGCCTACTCGTCTCTGTGTGCGATTAATTAAGCGTGAGAAGTGGTTGTGGTGGTTGACGTTGCAGAGCCATCTGCAAACTCTCCTTCTTTTTCGCCTGGGCGTTCGAATGAATAGAGCTGATCGAGCATTGCAACTTGATTGTCGGATAACGGGAACGTGCCCGGCGTCCCATCTTCGTTCTTATCCGCAAGTTTGCCGATGATGTTCAGGGTGAAGTCGATCTCAGAGAAACTGTCTTCATCAGAGATGTCGGCACTATCAACAACACCGTAACCAAACATCGCTGGATAGGCTTTGTGGTCGCCCTCAACAACTGCAAGACGTGAGTCAACAATGACACGCCATACCTTAACCTGACGGCCTTCATGCTTGGCATCAATGATGATGTCGTGCGCTTTATCACCCGGAACCATGTAGGTTGTCAGCTCAATGCTATCTTCGTTAGTGGATGCGGCAATGATACGGCCCATCTTGGTCTGTTCATCAAGAGAATCACCTTCAATGCTTGTATCGCCAGACTCTTGGTGAGCCGGCAAGATTGCAGGGCTGCCAATTGGTGCTACTGCTGGGTTAGTTGATTGGATGAAATACCAAACATCTTTGCCACGATATGGGGTATCTTTTACAAATTCGATACCGTTGTTTACTGGATCTGCCATAATCAATAATCTCCTTCTAGAGTAATGAGGAGCATGCAGCGGCGCAGCGGACTGCTATCGCCCATGCTTGTGTCGATTGAATTAGATGCCGTTAATGACTGCCATCGTGTCACCTTGCTGAGTGACCATTTAACATTGCGAACGAAGTCCTCCCATTCAGCCGGCGGAGTGTCGATACTGTCGTATATGTCAATCTGCTGACCAACGCTCGCAAGCGTCGCTGTCTTGGATGACATATCGGCATCAACGTGAACGTTTACGAAAACTAATGGCAGTGTGCTCTTAGCGTCCGGCTGAATGAATACAGGGTTAAGACCGTCAGCAGTCAATTGTGTTTGAACATCTTCATACCATTCCGAGAGTGTCATTTGAATGTGGCTGCCTCCTTCAGCTTGTCCATTGTCGTTTTGATGAACAATGATTGCCCAGCAGATACGGCCGGCCTAATAAACGGCTCTGCTGACATTTTGTAAGTTCCAAACTCAACAAAGGAGGAATAGTCAGCTTTTGCATTGACAGTTCCCGTCACAGACGTAGCTGTCTTCTTGACTGGCTCAACACTGATGTTGTTTGCCATGAACCCCGTTCGTTTCGGTGCAATTTGTTTTGCTTGGGCTTGCACTTGGCCTGTGGTTGTCTTCATTGCCGATGAGGCAGCTTCAATCGTTTCTGCTGCCGTAGCACCAATCTGTTCCATGAGACTGCTTAGGCCAGTCCACGTGACGTTAATATCAGCCATTGCTTGCACCTCCAGACACGATGAACACGGTTGACTTGCGATTTACAAATGTCTTATTTATTGTCCACTTGACGCCATCAAGTTCGATCTCGTTCACAGGCAATACAGGATTCTTCACGTGAATCTCATAGGCCATCGTGTTCACAAGACCGTATACAGAAAGTTCCTGTGCACTGGTGATTGGGATTGTCAGGCAAGTGACCGTCTCGCGCGTATCTGTCGGCCTATCATGCAATGGATCAGCCGGCGGTGACTTCCTGATGAGGGTGATTCGATTGTTGTATCTCATTACACAAACCTCATCCCCGGTCTTCGGCTTTGTGATGACTCGCGATAAACATCAAGGCCGTCAGCATACTGAGATAAATCAATGGTTTCCCATGTGTTTGAGACATTACCCTCACTGCTGGCAGTTTTGCCTTCGTCACCATTGCGGTTGTACATCTTAACCACAACGTCTTTGATTACCCATGTAACAGCAGTTGGCACTGTCTGGTTGATTACACCGTCTTGGTTGATATAAGCCAGCACATGAGCGTTTACGTCATCAATAAGGTCGTTTAGCAAGTCGTCTTGCAGTGTATCGGTCAAACCGATGCGAAGCTTCACACTTGCCAAAATCTTTGCGTTTGTGTCTGAATCAGCCATCATTTCACCGCCTTTACTGCTTGAGCATACTTGTATGAGCACCTCGACTTGTCGACAAAACTAAGATCATCATCAAACGGCGTTCGATTGACATACTGTCCTTTGAAGAACAAACGTTTGTCATTCACAGTCACACCAGCGTTGTGCATGATCTTAGTTTCATTCCATCGCTTGATGGGATCAGTAGCCCAACAAAAATCGAGCTCATCACTGATGACGGGCCCGATGTTGAAGTACATCATGTTCCAAAGCTGCGACCACATTTCAGCAGTCCATTTCTGGATGTTGCTATCGACTGTCTGCAAATACTGCCACAGTCGGTTGCTGTCGGCATACACCTTGCGCCAGTATTCTGCTGACGGGTGACTGATGATCCATTGAGCACCGCCAGAATTGTGGTTGATCGTTTCAAGCGAGGCCAACGTGACTCCGACAATATCGGCCATGCGTTTCAGGATTTCTTCTCCGTGTTCACACTGCTTAATATAGTCAACGCTGATATAGCTCAATGTGTTGCTGCACAACCAACGATCAGGCCTTGCTTTCAGCTTGCGAAAGTCTGGCCGTTTTCGGAAGATTACATCGCTGTCAAAGTAAAAGTAGTCCTCGTTTTCACGTTCAGGATCTTCCGCAAGATATTGCCACCAAAGCCAAGGCTTCACAGATGGAATATATTGCTTGTCTGAGCGCTTGTCGGTATACGTGTGCACTTCTACTCCATATTTGTTTGCAAGCGTTTCTGGCACCTTAGAATCATGCACAGTGAAGAGCAAAACGACATCTTTCATGTCAAACCCGACACTTTGCAGATTGGTTAGGCAGACTTCTAGTTCCCACTCGAATCTCTTAATAGCGGGTTGACACAAAATAAGCTTCATTCTGTCCTCCAATCAGCCGCCCGGTTTCCCGTACTGTCCCATTTCGAAGGCGACTTAGATCAATTAACTAGCCTTGAGCTGTCGTAGTCGTGGTAGTAGATGGTGCCACGGTGGAAGTCGTGGTAGTTGCCGACGTACCAGCAGTGAAGACGGCCTTCTTGTTGTCATCGCTGATCCACTGACCAGCCTTGCCAGCACCTTGGAGCGCATACCCGGCAAAGTCTGGGGTCTGAATGGTACGAACAACGTTGATACCGGTAAATGCTCGACCAATGTTATCAGGTGAGAAGATGATGGCCTTACCAGCCATGTAACGGGTAGGCGTCTTGGTAACAACGATGTCGCGGAAACGCACGATGCCGTTCTCATCGATGTTCACAGCGGAACCTTTGTAGCTGGTTACCAACTGATGGTCAATGATGGCGTTGTATACCTCGGCCGTGACATACGCACGAATCGGAACAACAACTTCCAAGTCGGTGTATCGTTCAGACGCCTCTTCAAAGACCTTGTTGACGTCATCAACCGCACCAAGGTCAGCCGCTGCACTTGCGGCAAGATATGCGCCGAGCTTGCTGTTGAACAGGCGGGTCTTAGCCTGAGCCTGCAAGTTAAGGCGGTCGGCAACAGCAGCGTTCAGGTCGTTATTGACGGTGAACTGGTCGATGCCTTCGTTGAAACTCCAGCCGTAGTCGTAAGGCACATCAACATCGCCATATACGATTTCCTGCATCTGGCCAAACCGGTTAGAGTTGCTGGTACCCGTTCCGAACGCGGTGTTGGCGTCGGTGCTGTACTCCCCAACGGCAACCGGCACATCGTTAGCCTTTACGCTGAATGCAATAGCGCTGTTCTGAACACCATCGATTGCCTGCAAGTCGCCGAACGTTGGCGTGAACTGGCTCTGAACCCCAAACACCGTCTGCATGAGGGCAATGAATTCCTTTTGATAAAGCCGTACCGGTAAAAGATTGTTTTCTGTAGCCATGATTAGCTACCTCCTATTTTTTCTTGTATTGTGCCATGATTTTCTTGAATGGATCGTCGGCACCATCAAGGGCAGAAGCACCATTCTTAGGCGGGTCAGTTTGCAACTTGGCTTCAACCTGCTTATTGACCGTTTCCTGAATTGTCTTCTGAATATTTTCAACAGCCGTCTTGATCTTGTCAGCATCACCCAAGGCAACCAGAGAGCCAGCAAAATCAGTTGGCAGTCCTTTGTCAACGAGCAATGACTTCGTGCTTGTCGACAATTCACGCTGATTGAGTTCAGCTTCACGTTTATCGAGTTCAGCCTGTCGCTGTTTCTCGAGTTCTTTGGCCTTTTCATCTTCGGTCATCTTAGCAAGACGGGCACCTTCGCTCTTTGCGTCTTCAAGCGCCTTAGCCTGTTCCTCTTGCCATTTTGCCTTGGCCGTTTCAAGCGCCTTAGCTGCACGCTTATCGGCCTCGCTGTCAAGTTGAGCCTGCGTATATGTGATAGGTGCCTGAGTGGTCGTTTCAGTTGTCTGAGTTGATTCAGTTTTTTCCTGATTTTGTGTTTCTTCTGCCATGATGGTTCCTCCTGTTTAGCCCAAAACGAATAGACGTGCTTAACGATCCCAGCCACGCCATAAGGCCCAGCCACGGTCACACGTCTATCACTTCACGCTATTATTTTTGGGTAGTTTAGGGACTTGCTCAGGTCACATATTATTCGTCAACTTCATCGCCGGAATCATAAGCAGCCCATGAGCAAAGACAGTTAGGGTGAGCTGGTATCATGCCCTCGGCTTCTTTCAACGTGTAAACTTCTCCGCTGTGTTGCAAGCAGATGTCGCACGCGCCTGAGTTGATAACCCATACAACTTTCTTGTAGCCAGCTTCTCGCGCATTCACGATGCTTTGATGAGCCATTACACGGTCACTTTCTGTTCTGATAATGCGATCGGACTGATATTTCATGACGCCAAATCTCTTGCGAAGCGCTGGGCTTTGTGCGATCGGATTGCTGTGTGTCAGCAGCGCATTCTTCATCATCTTTTTGAGATCGTTGCGCAAGGCGTCTTGATTCGACCAGATACGGTCGCTCCATGTGGCACCATCAAGCAATTGATTAACGATCGATGTATCGGCTTTGATCTTCTTGCCGTATATCGACGAGCCAAGCTTGGCCGTTTCTTCAACTAGGTTGCCTAACGATGATCCAATGTACCGAGCTACCGAAACAGCAATGGCCGTTGAGTAAACATAAGCCGCATATGACAGCAGTTCATCGTTGTTGGCAACCGATTTCTGCTGAACGCCTGCCGACTGTGCATCTCGATCAAGCCGTTCTTTCAGTGCAGGATCATAATACCGTGAATCATCAGCGTGTGTATAGCCTTCGTGCTTCTCGTTGAATGCATACCAGAACGCCATGAATGCCGCTGTGTATTTGGCAACATCACTTGCTATCTGGCGGTGTTTCCTGTCCTGTTTGTCCGCTAACGCTTTGATCCGTTCCTTGGGTGTTTTCGTCATTGTTAGTCAAATCCTCGCTGTACTCACTGTCTGCTCGCTGTTTGGCAATCATGTTAGTGATCTCTTGTGGGTCAGTGACACCCGGTGCAAATCTGTAGAGATATTCTTGCGGTAACACTGCGCCAGCAGCAACAAGATCTGTAATTTGTGTGATGTCGTCCGTAGGTAGATTGTCGCGGAACGTGAACTGAATCGTATTAGGGTCCGTCTTCATGCCACCTGACACGCTCTTGTCAAGTGCGTAGATGATTGAATATCGCTGATACAATGACTTCTCAAACATTCTCCGCTTGATTGCTGCTAATTCAACAGTACCTAGCAGCTTGTACTTCATCGCGACGCCAGAGACATTGGCTGCAAAGTTGCTGTCAGTCAAGTCCGGTGTGTGGCTGAACTTGTGAATGTCTTCGGCAACACGCTTCTTGTATGCTTCGGTGCCACTGACGTCATACTCTTTGTTGATGTATTTTGCGTCAACGCTCGTCTGCTGACCTGTTGCTGTCATTCGAGACTTGAGCAACAGCATATTGGCGTCTTTCTGCTCCTTAATCAGATCTAGTTTGTCTTCTGCGAGCTTTTTCATCGCCTCGGGATCATTGGGGTCAACACCGCTAAGCAACGTGCTGCCATTAAATAGAGCGTCAATATCACCACTAATTACTAGCAGCGCATCGTTGAGGTCAGTCATGTAGTTGGCGGTATCGGACTGTGCCGAATCGTATAGGTCAATCAGTGAGATAACATGCTCAAAGTCTCCAGTTCGGAATCGATTGTTGTCATACTCCACAACAGGAAACACGCGAATTATCTCGCTGTGATCCAAATACATTGCTCCGCCAACCGTAGTCGGCTTGTAAATGTCATGTTCTTTCGCTGTCCATGTTTCGGGAATAATTTCGATGATTGTCTTGTTATTCTCGTCAACCAACTCTACCGAATGATAGCGAACAGCCATGATCGGTTGCGGATCAACATCAAGCGAGTAGATGACGAACGTGTCAAGCGGATCAAGACGAACGCAATGCTCGATTGAGTCACTACCGTAGTAAACATACTCGTAGGCACGCCCATAGCGTGTCATGTCTAGAAACAGATCATAGTTGAGTGCGTCCAGGTCGTTCACGCGTGTAATCTGATCGAGTCGCTTGTCATCATCATCAAGCTTCACATTAACCGGATTACCAACAGAATATGCCGTCTGGAAGTCAGCGATATACTTGCCGAATGAATGAACGGCGCGATGGTCTGACTTGCCGGTTTCAATGCGCCGTGACTGCGGCTGTAGAATTCCCTCATTCTGTCCTTTGTAATATCGGTCAAGTTTTTTTAGCCGTGGAAGCTGATACTCGTGATGATGGAAAATGAACTTCATGATCCGATCCGGAGTGAGGTTCGTAATGTCTTCTTGATACAGTAAGTTTGATTCTTCAAATGGATCCATCATGTCACCCCAATCCTAAATTTTTGATTGTCTGAATGCGTTCTTGGTTGCTCATGTAATGGCCGGCAGTCCGGAACATAAACGGTTCCATCGCATACCGTAATGCATCGATCGCGTGGTTATTAGCATCGACTGGCGTGTTCGTCCAGTTGTCGAACTTGTCTTTTGAATAAACGTACGTATTGAATTCTTCCAGTAGTCCTTTAACACGGGGATGAACCACAAAATGGTAAGACTGCATGTACTGGATACCTTGCGAGACGCTGTCTTTGCCTTTGCCAGCACCAATGATGTTTGGCACACCATATACACCTGACAATTCGGATATGAGCCTCTGCTCGGCACTATCAGCCGTTATCTGCAAGCCGTATCCCTTATGCTGCCCAATAGCCTCAGCAATCTGCTGTGTTAGCATTCCCTGCTGATAAAACTCGTCGTAGATATATACGACTCTGTTCTGCTGATCGATTGCCATGAACTCGCCTGCTGTTGGGTCATGTTTGAAACCAAAGTCAAGGCCAACCGCTTTTGGCAATGCTGCGATATCTTCCATACTGAAATCACGCTGCTCAAACAGTCCGTCAAACACAAGACCTTCTGCAATGCCCCAGTCACCATATACGGCAACACGGGCACGATTAGGGTTGCGCTTAACCATGTCTTTGAGGCTGGCGATGTAATCATCGTCAAGATATGGGTTGTCCTTGTATGTGGTCGTAAACGATTTTGAACGCGGGTTCTTTGTGTCTTCGTCGAAGAACTCACGTTTAAGCCAGTGCTGATCGCTCCACGGGTTGAATGTGATAATCGACTGGTAATAGCCATCAGGATCATCGATCTCACCACGCATTGTTTCTTCGACGGTCTTGAATGCGTCTAGCGATTTCAGCTCATATGCTTCTTCCCACCATGCTCGAGCAAGCACGCCGGTTGTTGGTTGCAATGAAGTAACGGCCAGTGGTTTGTCCATGCCACGAAAAAACACCTTCTGGCCGGTTGGCTTATAGGTGATTTCTAGCGGCGATATTGTGAACTTGAACAGGTCGTAAACGCCCAGCCTGAATGCTGCTTGTTGGATAGTTGAATACGTCGAATCCTTGTTCGTATATGCGTATTGGCGAAGCACAATCCAATTGACGTAAGGGTGCAAGATGACTTGCATGATCACATCTTCGGCAACGGAGAACGACTTGCGCGACCCACGACTGCCCTTGTACGTCAGGTAGCGTGTTCTGTCATTGTAAAGCGGTGCGTAAGCTTTGGGGACGATTGAATTCAGATCAATGTTAATTTGCACCGTCATCGTCTCCTCCTTGCTGAATTGGCTTGATGTTGATTGTGATGTTGCTCGTGTCTTCGCTGGTCTCACGTTTGGCCTTGGCTTCAGCAATCTCCGCTTCGGCTTTGGCCTTGCGAGCCTGCGCTTCATTAAGGCCTTTGAACGCTTGATCACGGAATAACTCAGGCTTCCGATTCTTCAACCAGAATATTTGTGCTGAGGTATCCGGCGCCAACTCGTTTTCATTAACAATGATCGGGATTTTTTCATAAGTTGGGACATTCTCAATTGAGGCCTGAACTAGTTGCTTACGAGTCAACTCAGGATGATCCAGCTGATATTCATTACGCCAGCGTGTTCGTCTTGCTTCCAGCACGTCCTCTCGGAGAGGAACCATCTTATACGTGGTATTGGTCACTGTCATTCCCAGCGCACGCCTAATCAGCGAGCCAGCGACCATTTGGTCAACAATTTCCTTGCCTTTCTTTAGGGCGTTAGAAATGTTAGGATGTGCCTTTTTCCACGCATACAAAGTTTCTCTACGAACGCCGATGTTGTGGGCTATTTGTTCGTCAGTTAACCCATCGCGCGCCCAGCCTTCAAGCAATGCCAACCGCTCTGGTGTCTGCCATTCTTGATACTTCCCTTTGGCCATTACATATCACCACACCTCCTGCATAAAAATAGGCCCCAGTCATTTGCCACTGGTGCCCTCGTCGTTGTCCTTCTCTTTTTGCTTTTTCAGCCATTTCTCTAGTTCGGAGTCCGCCTTAACATATTCAGGTGGCTCATAGCCGTACTTCGTGTGGATCCTCTTGGGCATGGAACCACCTCCAAAATCTTGTGCTCATCTATTGCATCCGGCGGTTGACCGGGTGCATAATAACTGGTAAGGAAATAAAGCAATGCACGACCCCCCTGTGGTTGCTAAGCTGCTACATTATTTCCCCAACCGATACTACCTTTTGGCCACCGACCCAATAGCCGGTGGTTTTTGTTTGCATAAAAATAGCACTTCACCGCTTGGTGGAGTGCCTGTGCAAAGTCATAAAGATACCTTTGGACGTCTTTAGCAACAACAAAGCTTTTTAGTCTACTTTTTGCTTTCAATTTCCGCCGACAAAAGAATGTTCTGAATAATTTCACCAATTAAGTAAAGAACATACAACATTGCGTATAAAATCAGAAATAACCAGACATAAGCAATTGCAAGCTTGACGCTAATATTCAAACCATTATTCAACAATGGAACAAAAAGCGACCAAACCGCTAAAATTGCCCAAATGGTTGCGGACAGTCTATACGGAAATATGAATCCTTCAAACGTTTGTTCATCAGCTGCAACTATTCTTGCCAATCCCTGTCGACTGAATATCACGACTAAAATAGCAATTGCGGCAAGTATAACTCCAATTGCCCCCACTGACATTGAAACCAGATCAAAACTATGTCTCATTAAATAATTTAAAGCAATGTATGCAGTGGTGTTCCCGCCGAATATTAAGGTAATGATTGTAAGAAGCAAAGACGTCCAGAAACTCCAATTAAATATCGAATAACGAGGGTTTGCAAGAAGCCCATGGATAAACTTTGATCTCTTGATTACGTTCTTACTCGTCTTTTTTGCTTGACTTGAGCTTTTCAATCTTTTTCACTTCGCTTTCAATATCCGCAATGGTTTTCGTTTTGTTAGTAGACCTACGAATATTTGCCTTAACAGGAAATTTTTCTGATTCTATAACCTCAGGTCGGTTCCTGTTTCCCACCCATGCTTTTAAAGATCCGTACCCGCGCTCAAGAAGAAGAAAGAAATCAGAAAAAAGTTTTACCGGCTGTCCATCACTATCTTTAGCTTGCAAACCCTCATCATCAGTAAAATTCTCCATTTTAAAGTCTGCTTTTTTTGCGCGGCTCCCTAAGAGAATATCAGCAATTGAATCGGTTGTTTTTGGATCATTTGGCGTTACAAATTTCAATAGTACTCTTCGAACAGGTTGAGAAAAAAGTTTCTGTTTGAATTCGTCTATCCTAGTGAGAAGCTCAATCCTCACATCTCCAATTTGTAAGTCCGTATCAGCTTTTTTCATGAGTATTTCAAACTTTCGAGGGAATACTTGATAATTAATATCTGTCGTGGATTGAAAAGCCAGCAACTCATCCCTTATGACATAGAAGAAATGTGCAGTCCGGATTTGGTCCTCAACAGTGGTTTTGGTTCGTACACCTTCCAGCACTATTTCCTCTCTCGGAAATATCTTTGTTAAGTTTCCTTCAATAATTCCTTCGTCGATCTTTTCCATGTCTGTCAAAATCCAGCGATTGTATCGAACGGAATTTGCAGTTTTCTGAGTGCTCTCTTTAACGACCATTTTCTCACCAAACTGTTGGTCCGAAAATTTCATTAAAGTTTCAGGAATAGCCTTTAACTTGATTTCCTGAAGGTTATTGCTAAAAAGATTCCCACTAATGTTCAGCTTTGCCGTGTAATATAATCCCATTTTTGTCACCTCACAGAAATAGTACCCCAACTCGCGCTGAGATACTATCCTGAGGTGACTCATTTGCCCGTGTGAATTAAGTGAACTAAGCTTATTTTTTACGGGCAAATTGCCAGGGCCGGAATCGAACCGGCAGTCTCGTGCTTATGAGGCACGCAAGCGTCCATCGCTCTGCCCGGCGGTAATGCCCACGACCGAGTTCAGGCGGTCTTCGCATCCTTTCTGATGTGTGGGCAATAATGTTATTAAGCTTTAGTGAGTGGCTTTAAAGTCAAAGCTTGAAACTCCATCAAGTGAGTTTGATCGACTGCTTTCAACAAGATGGATTTTCCCAGTTAAAACTTCAAAAACAAACTTTGCAAACCGCTTCTTCATCAATGTTGTCTCCTTTCTGATGTGTGTGGGCAATAGGACTCACGGGATTCGGACCCGTTTCTCCGGTGACGTCTTTCCGGCGCACTTCCAACAGTGCTATCGTCCTTGAGGCTTGTGTAGAGGTCCTCTGCTCTGGGGGAATTCTCCCCGGTACCGCCGAAACGGTTGCCCGCAATTATACAGCCGACGGGATTCGGACCCGCAACACCGCCTTTGGCTGGTGATCCAATAGCAATTAAGCTTCGACTGCATCTGCTGTCCAGGCGATGGCTGCCGAGTCCTGGAATCTAAAGCAATCCTTCCCGGCACGGCCATGCCGGTACTCTCTTTGGCGTCTTATCGGCCCAGCAAAGCCGCTAGACGGTGCGCCTATATCACTGGTCAGGATTTGCACCTGACATGATGTGCGTTCACCGGCGCGTCTTTATCACATCATCTCCGTGTCCCAGCGTCTACCTATTCCGCCACAGTGATATCTAACAGGCTTACACACAAGGTTTCGCCTGCGAACGGTCGAACCTTCCTTACAATCCAGCTATTAAACTGGATAATTCCGCCGGTTGGAGTCGAACCAACAACGTATCAGTTTCCTGACTCTCCACCAGTTGGAGATGCTCAGCAGAGCCGTATGCTCGCCATATTGCTATGTACGCAGTAGCAGTATGGGTCCTCGCATGACTATTTTTGCCCACCGCATATGTTTGCTATCCGCACCACCCGATGTCGAGCAGTGCGATCCATTTTTTAGTTTGAACACATCATCTAATGGAAACGTGGGCAATAGGACGACCGGGAATCGAACCCGGATATTGACCTGCTCCGTCCTACCAATTGGTATCAGTAAATTATGCGTGCGGTCCGGGGAGGAAGCCCCACACGTCTTTGGCACAATACCATAATACGATGGAAACACTTACGCCCGTGTCACGACTTACTTACGACTTCTTCATGGGTTTGTTACGCTCGTTTTTCGGTACGATAGACCAGCAGCTCGCTTGGTGATGGCGGCCATAACTCCGCAAATGCCACCAATGCATCCTCCCTGGCATGATAATAAGCCGTTGACTGCATTCCAAGCTGCTCCATGATCGATTCCACCTTGGGTGGCCGGCCCACCGTATACAAGAGCCGCAGGATGGTGCGCCCCTCACTGCTCTCAATAGCACTAATGACCCGATCACATTGCTGACAAAACTCTCCGTCTTCCAGGTCTCGCAGAATCTTATTCTCCTGAGCGTTTTCCGTGCTTGGTGATCTAGGCATCCCGTCCATCTGTGGGGACTGAATGGTCACCTCGTTCCGCTTGGCCTTATGCTTCCGATGCCGATAGTCCATCAACACCGCTTCGGCATTTGTCGCTGTTGCCTCATGGTCTAATCTTCGCCAGTATGTCTGTACTATCCGCATCATGCAGCACTCCCCACTTTTTGATATACTTGATTTGCGAAATCATTGGAGAGGGCCGCTTAGGAGCGGTCTTTTTTAATGCTTGCGTACTTGATCGTCAATGTCGGCAAGCACGAAGAAAATTGCATACCCAACAAGCAAAAGGGTGGTATGCGCTGCAGTTCCACCGTGAAGCAGATCACTAACAACAGCTATGAGAATCATCAGGCTTGCCAATGATCGCTTGTCAGAAAGAGCGTTCAATACTTTCGGCTTACTCTTCATTTATCGGCTCCACGTTATCGATTCGGGCGAGAAATACTTTGCTCCAGCCCGTTGGATCTGGTGTCCCGCTGTCAAGGATGGTGGTCTCACCAGTTGCCAACATGACAAAGTTATCGCTCAGCCAGCCGGCGTCATCCACGCGATAAGTGCTGCCTTTGTAATCAGGAAAACTGTTGCCCGTATAACGCACCTTGTCACCCTTCTTCAACTGCTTCATTCTTTGGCCTCCTCTTAATCAACTCCACTGCATCTGGTAGTACGGTCCCAACGAACTTCCACCGGACCACCTGCTTGACCCCTTGAAACGTCCCAATGCTCTCTGGCACGCCCAGCATCAGGTAATCCGTCCACTGCTTATCGTGCCAGTGGCCTAGCACCCGGCAGGCAACGCCCCTGTATCGCACCCAATCGCCGTGATCGTAGTTAGGCATTGTGTCTCAACCTCCTGCCGCACTGACCACAGTAATTGGCTTTCTGGACACGGACGCCTGCCTTGACCAAGTCTGTCCCCGGAATCCTTGCAACAATGTATTCGCCGAACAACGGCTTGCCGTCGATGTGACAGTCAGGACAATAGTGCTGGTCCTCGCTCTCTGATTCATTTTCAAGCGCTGCATCGAACCGCCGACGATAGTCAGACATTTCATGTGAGACTTCATCTGGGTACACGTATATGCCTTTTGGCCGTCGCTCTCGCTTCAATCGTCCCCAGTCATTGAGGAGACCGATGAACACGCCTTGTATTGATTCACTCAATTTCATACACCTCGTGTAGTTCGTTGCTCACCAGATAGTGGCCGTCAATTTTGATGTCGCGCAGGTTCGTGGGGCGGCACCAGTCCTCAAATGACGTGCCCTCACGCCCGTGAAACTGCTGCCAATCATCAAGAAACTGGGCCAACAGCTCTGAACCGGTCATGCGCCACATACCTGTCTTTTCATCAAGCTCCATGTTGCACCTCCAAATCTGCTAACTGTTCGTACCGTGCCCTATTGATTGGGTCCAGTACCTCATCCAGCCCACCATACGTCCGCCAGTACAACAACTCGATGGCGTGCGTTGCCGTCAGCACACTGATTAAATCATCGGTCTGGGATAATGCCCAGAGTAGTCCTGACGCCTGTTCTGCGGCACGTGCTGGATCCTGTGCGGCATTTCGCCAATTGATAATGGCACCGCCACGCTTCTTCTTGATCCGCTTATTCATTGGGCACCTCTACTGGCCGCTGCTCAGTGATCAACCCCTCAGTTGTCAACGGAATAAATGTTGAAGTGCCGTTATCGTATTTCACGATGAAACCACTATTCCATTGGTCATCGCCCCAGGTTTGCTCGATTTCAGTGACCTTTTTCTGTTCGTCCCCGATCCACTCCCCTTGTGTCGTCGCTCTCGGCGCTCTGCCGATGACATATTGCACTTGGTTCCAGTTTTGGACTATTCGCAAAGCCCAAATTTCGGATTTAGTCTTCATTGGTATTGCCCTCCTCTATCTCCATAATTGCCTGGAAAATCGGTAAAACCTGCTGTGGTACAACCGCATTGCCTAATGCTTTAAGTCGGTCCACCCCACTGGATAGCCCATCATCATTTCTTGAAATTCGGCGGCTTGTTTTGGCGAGTATTCGAGCGCCTGTAGTAAGTACGTGTCGCGCATCGTCCCAGCGTGTCGCTTGCCCTGTTTCGGAGCTAGTGCCCTCCGCAAACTGCCGATCACGTCGTCCTTCTTGACTCGTTTCCAGGCTGCCCCGTCGCTGGCTGTCGGCGTTGGCGACAATGAACGTACGTAACCGCTGATGCGGGGCGCCGACGGCGAGAGCTGGAAGTACAAATGCCCTTGTTTGGTAGCCAATGCTTTCCAAGTCAGATAACGTTCTGTCGAGTTCCATTTGCGCGAAGTTAACAACATTCTCTCCAACGACCCAAGTTGGCCGGATAGATTCGATGATTCTAAACATTTCCGGCCAGAGATCGCGGTCATCTTCCGTGCCTCTGCGGTGCCCGGCGACACTGTAAGGCTGGCAAGGGAATCCGCCGGAAATAATGTCAATTGTGTCGGGGTCCACCCCCCCATTTTTGAGTTTGTCTCGATCAAGTGTCTTCACATCCTTAAATAGCGGGACCGCCGGCCAATGTTTTTGCAACACGGCTCTTGGAAAATCAGCATACTCACACAACCCAACAACATTGATGCCGGCCATTTGTTCGGCCAAGGCAATGCCGCCAATGCCGGCAAACAGTTCTAATGCATTCATTATCCGCCACCATCCTTCATGAAGACCACCCAATGCGTGTGCCCTCGCTTCTCACCGAATAATGGCTTGTAGTCAATGCATTTGAGCACTTGCGATAGCTTGATCTGATCATCGGACCATTTGAATACGAGCGTGCCCCACGGCTTTAGTAGCCGCATAGCCTCCTGGAAACCAATGGCAATATCCGTTTGCCATGTGTCCTGCAGCACGCCGTACTTGGCACGCAGCCAGCTCTTTTCACCGGCTCTAATCATGTGCGGTGGGTCGAATACAACCAAGTGGAACGATTCGTTTGGGAACGGCAGCCCCTTGGTCCAGTCGCCGATGATGTCCGGCTTGATCTCAATCACCCGCTGACCGCCCTTGCTACTGACATCGGGCACGGCGATCGTCTCAGAGCGATTATCGACAAATGTTGCAAGTGGGTTTTCCTTATCCCACCAGAACATGCGGCTACCTGCAGTCATATCAAGAATTGGTCTTGTCATAGTGTGCCTCCACCGGTTTGATAGCCTTGACCCACGCCGGAGCTGAGTCAATATCCGATTGACCGACCGTGTAATGGTTAAGCACTGCACCCTTATCATCATTTGCCGGCCGCACATCCCAATCTCCTTGGGTATCTTTAACTGCATATAAATTTGTCAAGTCGTCGCCAGTCTCTTCCATCGGCAGAACGAACTGTTTCTCTGGTGTCCACCCATATAGACAGGCACGCATGAGTGTCAGTTGATTCAAAAATCTTGTTTCATAGACCCAGCTTTTGACAGTCGAAGGCATATAGTTCGCATCAAGAAGTTGGGGTAAGGCCATGCTAAGAAAACAACGGTCCACCCATTCACCCACAGACTGTGGTAATACCTCCGGCTTGTGTTCTAATTCGATGGCATCGATGATGTCTTTTGCTTTCGCAATAGTTTTTTGGTCTACCACTGCGGGGATCTTTTCCTTATCAAACCAATCTTGCAAGGCTTCTTTTGCTTCTTCTTTATTCATTCTGGCTCTCCAATCCATCGCACATTCTTCGATAAATACTTTCGTTCACCTTGACCGTCTACCTCAACAATGAGCAATTCTTGAGTGGCATTCCCAAACTTCTGCCGCAGGATCTGCTTTACGACACCAACTCCAGAGCGGGTAACAACGTTTCCCAGAAAGACCTGTTCAGGCACATCGACCCGATCGCCGGAGACATATTGATGCGTGCTAGTCATTATCACCCCACTACCTCCTGCACCTTGTGTGCTCGCTCCCATGCGTGGCGGTCGTTGATCTCCTTGAGCCGTTTATCCTTGCCCAGATATGGCAACTGGTCCTCAACCGGATCTTTATCGTCAGCCACAAACAAAGGCTCCGGTAAGCTGACAAAAGATAAGCGGCTGGTAGACCGCTTGCGCTGTTCTTTCCGCGCATCAGAACTTGTGTCCTCCAACACGTCGTTGATATAGCGATAAGCTTCCTTGACCGTATCAAACGACGGCCCGTATGCCTGTCGGCTTGCACAGCCAATAATTTGATAACTCATATCACTCGCTCCGTTCCTGTTTAATTTCAACGTATCCGTGACCCGCAGGCTCAACCATAAAGGCGTCGTGGAATCTGCGAATATGCTTCATGTCGTCGTTCGGCAACAGCTTGGCTGCTTGCATACCGTCCAGAATGAACTTTTTCTGGAACGCAATATTGTCCGGATCAATCCGATTGTTTGGCACGTGCCAGTGAAACCAGAGATCCGCCGGCCACTGCCAGTCAAGACCATCATTCATGGCATTTTTGACCCACAAAGCACAATTGTCGGTAGCCTGTCGTTTAAGGCTCGCAGCGGCGAAGCGATTGGACCGTTCAGCAGAAATGTATTTGTTTAACGTCACGTCTTTATAGGCTTTTGTGGCCGCCAACGGTAACGGAATCACGACGCTTTCGATTTTCTTCATGATGCCGTCTCCTTGCGTTCCGCCGTTTGCACGTCTGCGTTACACGTCGGGCATGGTTCTGCCATCCAACCGCCAAAAACTTGAGTCCATACGGTGCGCCGACCACCACAGGTCGGGCAAACATTTTTCTTATCGTCCATTTCAGTACAGCTCCTTTCGCATATCATCTGTTTCTGCAAACTTGATAATCGTGTGGTGCTTGTTGACGCCCAAATACATTCGGGATAACAGCTTGGGGTTGTAAATGTCTGTCAGCTGTTTGCTGGTCAAGTTGGTCGTGATAATCGTGCGCCCGTGCCGTTTGTTCAGGATCCCAAACAACACTTGCTGCACCCAATCAGTAGCCTCGTTGCTCTCGCGCCGAAATGATGCCTCAGACCCTAAATCGTCAAGAACGAGGAGATTGACCATTCCCAGAAGATGGGTCATGTGGGCCTCGGTATAAATAGATTGCCGGTTATTAAACGAGTCTTTTATGCGCCTTATCAACTCATTTACGCTGACAAACAGGCAGGAAGCGTCCGGCTGAATATGCTCGTTGACGGCCGTCAGCATTGCCATTGCCAGATGGGTCTTCCCAGCTCCGGGATTGCCAGTCAGGATCGTGTTGGCCCGAAATGATCGGTCCAGATACTGCCCCGCAATGTGTCGTGTCTGTTGTTTATTGGCGTATGCCTCCGTGCCTTCCGTTGCCTGATACGAATCAAACGTGTTGTAGCGATTGTTCGGATCATCAAAAATTGAATCCCGATTCAGCACGTCGTGGAAGCCACGCCGGTATTCAATCCAAAAGCCTTGAATGGCTTGGCTGTTGTTCTTTTCACGGATTCGTTCAGCGGCACACTTGCGACAGAATGGCTCTTTGCCCGGCAACTGTACGAGGTGCTCATCTGGATGCAGGGGACAGGTTTCTGGCAATACCGTTAATAACCGCATTACGCCAAATGACTGGCTAGAACTCAATTCCTGCATAGGATCCGCCCCCTTTACTCTGTTTACGTGGTTGTCCTGACTTGGCTCGTTTGCGTTCCTCATCGGACTGTCTGACCTTATCCATCGTGTTCAAGTTGGCTTCATCACGCCGTTTCATGATGCCGATGAAATACTTCCACGGATCATGCATCTGACTAGACCGCTCTAGCGCATCTGCGATCACGTCTGGTTCAAAGTCTTCAAGATAACTACGGAGCACTCCCTCTCGTTGAGGCGACGTTGATACGCTGATAAATTTATCGTATGCAGCAACAACTGTTTGCCATCGATTCAAAAGAGCTTCTTGATCAGCAGGCAACTTCGGTACGCCATCATGTATGAATGTCTTTTCTTTACTTTCATTTACTTTACTTTGTGGATTAATGTCGTCATTAACTCCAGTTGTGGGGTGATTAATGTATGCATTAATCCAGTAGAGCGTCGGTTTCTTCTGTTTTCGCCTCTTGGTGGCGTCTAGATACGTCTCTTGAATCCTTTGGCTGGTCAAAACGTTGTCCGACTGAAACAGATCCTTATTGAAGGTTCCGTAGTCAATCAGACGCTTAACTACTAATCCCACCAGTTCGCCGGTCGTGCCAGAGACACGGTTCGCAATCTGGTTTTTGATTAGTTCCGACCACTCAAGGTAATATCCGTTTTGGTATATCGCCATGAGCAGTGTCATGAATACCAGAGTTCCTTTCGCTCCAAACTCACCCATGATGGCTTCCGTTTTTGCGTTGGTCATGAAATCGACGTCTAGTGGAAAGTAATCGAGTCCGCGTTTCACTGGACGTGCCAAGCAATCACCCCCTACTCAATCAATTCGTTCATGCTGATGATCTGCCCCAGGTGCTTGGTGGCTCGGCAGTAGTCGCACTGCTCACAGCGGTGTGGCTTAGTCTCACCAGCAATGACCTGTTCAATCCGTGGCTGGGCGTCCAGCAGCTGCTGCATGGCCTCATCCAGGTTATCCTGGGGGATTGCCACAAAGGCTTTGTCCGGTGGTTC